GCAAATCAAGGAGCTAAAGATGGCTGTATCACTAACTACATATATGAATAGTAAATTAAAAGCTATGGGTAAAACTGCTTCCCAAGCTAAAAAGAATGCAGGTAAATATAAAAGTATTGCTGCAGCTAAAAAAGCTGGATCACTTTACTACACAGATAAAAATGGTAAAGTAATGGCTGCTGTGTATGCAGAAGATCTTAAAAAGCCTATTAGTTCTGCACCTAAAAAATCTATTAAACCTAAAGCTCGTCCAAAGAAAAAAGCTCAAGGTCCAACTAGACTTGGTGTTATGACACTAGATGAAAAAATGGAAGTAGATGCAGCTAACAAGTCTACTAAAGAAGCACGTAAAAAAATGGCTAAACTTCCAGACTTGCCAAAAGGTACAGATACTAAACTGCCTAGTCAGTCTGCAGCATTTAATGCTTTCTTTAAAAAGAACAAAGCTAAGTATAAAAAAGACAATGGTGGATTTAACACACGCCAAGCTTTAAAAGATTTTAATGCCAGATCTAAGTAAGTCCAAGTTTCATACACAAGGGTACACTATTGCATCTACTTCGGCAGATGCTAGTGCTACTGCTGTGTATACTTGTCCTGCTAACTTCAGTGCTATTACTAGGTATTTGCACATAAGTAATAATGCTTCTTCTACTAAAAAAGTGTATGTGCAATTTTATCATGCTGAAGATAATGCTTATCATTACATAGCTAATGGACTAAGTATGGCAGGACACTCTGTAGTTAATCTAGTTAATGGTGGATACTTTAATCTACACTCAGGCGATAAAATTATGGTATATGGTGAAACCACTAACACTATGGAAGTAATTGTTTCTGTAGAAGAATACTTTGACCCCAATAGATAATGCATAACGGGGTTGCAATCTTATCTATAGTATGTTATAACTAAATATGTAAAACTACTCCTGCACAAGATAAAAAGGAGTGGTGCTATGTTTAAGAAAATATTTAAAAAGATTCAAGAGAATCAACAACGAAGAGCAGACTATTGGATACTCATGAACTTGAGTGACAAAGAACTGCATGACATGGGGATTAGTCGTGGCGAAATCAGACAAAAAATCTACAGTTAATGCGGCAGGAAATTATACTAAGCCTACTATGCGTAAACGTCTTGTTGCATCCGTTAAAGCTGGCGGCAAAGGTGGAGCACCCGGACAGTGGTCAGCTAGGAAGGCCCAAATGGTTGCAAAGCAATACAAAGCAAAAGGTGGGGGGTATAAGTAGTGAAGGTAGATGCACCTAAAGGCTATCATTGGATGAAGCAAAAAGATGGTAGTTTAAAACTAATGAAACATAAAGATAAGTTTGTACCTCATAAGGGTGCATCACTTACCGCTAACTTTCCTATACAAAAGAAGCACGATGCCAAAAAGTAAAAGTCAAAAGAGTTTAACCAGTTGGACTAAGCAGAAGTGGAGGACCAAGAGTGGTAAGCCATCAACGCAAGGTCCAAAAGCTACAGGTGAGAGATACTTACCTGCTAAAGCTATTAAGTCTCTTACTGCTTCTGAGTATGCCTCTACAACACGAGCCAAACGAGCAGGAACTGCTAAGGGTAAGCAGCATGTGGCTCAACCGAAAAAAGTTAGTGCTAAAGTAAAACCGCATAGGAAAATTAAATGAGTCGTAATTTAACAGAGAAGCAGCAAAAGTTTCTTGATGTTCTTTTTGAAGAAGCTCAAGGTAACTTATCTCAAGCAAGAAAGATGGCTGGGTATGCAGAAACTGTCGCAACCTCAGCTATTGTAAATTCTTTGCAAGATGAAATTGCAAATCTTACTAAACGTTTTATTGCAGCAAGTGCAACTAAAGCTGCTTACTCTATGAAACAAATTATGGATAGCCCAACTGATTTGGGAAATAAAGAAAAAATGGCAGCAGCTAAAGATGTGTTAGATCGTAGTGGATTTAAAGCATCAGATAAAGTAGAAGTAACTGCAGCAAGCCCTTTGTTTATTTTGCCACCTAAAAATGAAGAAGATTGATAAAGTTTGGACACTACCTGCTCCAAAGCCAAACGAAAAGTTTGAGTGGAGAAAAGTAGTAAGAGTAGGTAGATTAGTTCCATTTGGCTATAGACAAGACCCTGACGATTGTGATATACTATTACCTATCTCAGAAGAGCTAGATCTCTTAGAGGAAGGTAAGAAATACCTAAAACAATATAGCTACAGGGATGTAGCTGCTTGGTTAAGTGAAGAATCAGGTAGGTATATATCTCACGTAGGTTTAATGAAGAGAGTTCAAATTGAACGAAAACGTCAGAGAGAAGCTGCAAACCAACGCCAGCTTGCTGAAAAATACAAAAAAGCCCTCGAAAAGGCGAAAAAGCTCGAAGAAGAAAGACTCGGTGGAAAAGAAACCAGAGCCTATTCAGCTTGAGCAAGTAGAAGAATTTAATACTAGAGAAGTTATATTTGAGCCTAACCCCGGTCCACAGACAGAGTTCTTGGCTTCTACTGAACAAGAAGTATTATATGGTGGATCAGCAGGTGGGGGTAAGAGCTACAGTTTAGTAGCTGACCCTGTACGTTATTTAAATAATCCTAATGCTAGAATGCTTTTAGTACGTAGAAGTACTGAGGAACTAAGAGAACTTATCTCTGTATCTAAACAATTATACCCCAAAGCAATTCCCGGTATTAAGTTTATGGAACGAGATAAGACTTGGGTAGCTCCGAGTGGAGCAACACTCTGGATGTCTTACCTTGATCGTGACGATGATGTTATGAGGTATCAAGGTCAGGCATTCAACTGGATCGGTTTTGACGAATTAACGCAATGGCCTACACCCTATCCTTGGAATTACATGAGGTCACGTCTTCGGACAACCAAAGCCAGTGGACTACCCTTATATATGAGGGCTACCAGCAACCCCGGAGGTCCGGGCCATCAATGGGTAAAGAAAACTTTCATTGACCCTAATACTCCTAATGAAACTTTTTGGGCTACGGATACAGACAGTGGTGAAGTTATTTGCTGGCCTAAAGGTCATACTAAAGAAGGTCAGCCCTTATTTAGACGTAGGTTTATCCCTGCTACCTTATTCGATAATCCTTATCTAGCAGAAGATGGTATGTATGAAGCTAATCTCCTGTCGTTACCTGAACATCAACGTAGGCAGTTACTAGAGGGTGATTGGGATATTAACGAAGGGGCAGCATTCCCAGAGTTTAATCGTAAACAACATGTAATAGAACCTTATGATATACCTAATAGCTGGGCTAAGTTTAGAGCTTGTGACTATGGGTACGGTTCTCATACAGGAGTTGTTTGGATTGCGGTAACTCCAGCAGAACAGTTAGTTGTATATAGAGAAATGTATGTATCTAAAGTTACTGCTACAGATTTAGCAGACATGATACTAGAAGCTGAAGATGGTGAGAAAATACGTTATGGTGTTTTGGATTCTAGTTTATGGCATAATCGTGGTGATACTGGGCCATCACTGGCTGAACAGATGATTATGAAGGGTTGCCGTTGGCGTCCTTCTGATAGATCTAGAGGCTCTCGTGTAGCAGGTAAAAATGAATTACATAGGCGATTACAAATTGACGAATTTACAGAAGAACCTAGATTGGTATTTTTTAACAATTGTACTAACACCATCTCTCAGCTACCTGCCTTACCTTTGGATAAAAATAATCCAGAAGATGTAGATACAAATGCGGAAGACCACTTGTACGATGCTTTAAGATACGGTGTAATGACTAGACCACGCAGTAGTTTATTTGACTTTGATCCAAACAATCATCGTACAGGATTTCAAGTTTCAGACGCAAAATTTGGATATTAAGGATAGAATATGGAAGAAGAATTTGAAGATATGATGATGGACATGGAGGAAACTTCATCCATTGAAGATGTAAAAGAAGAAGACTATTCCGATCCAGCAACAGGACAAATTGTTCAGTTTGTTAAAGAAAAATATTCTAAAGCAGAAACTGCACGAGAACTTGATGAACAACGTTGGATTCAAGCTTATCGTAACTATCGTGGTATTTATGGTCCTGATGTTCAGTTTACCTCTACAGAAAAATCACAAGTTTTTGTTAAGGTAACTAAAACTAAAGTACTAGCTGCATACGGTCAGATTGCAGAAGTATTATTTGGTGGTAATAAATTTCCTATTACTATTGATCCTACTGTTCTTCCTGATGGAGTTGAAGACACGGTAAGTTTTGAATCTAATGCTGATCAACGTAAGGCAAATGAAAGTTTACCAGAACTACTTCCCGGTGAAACATATCAAGACTTTAAAGAACGTCTTGCTGGTATGAAAGCAAACCTAGATCCAGTAATGGATTATCTAGAACCCGGACCTGCTAAAACTCCCACATCTCCACAGTTTCATCCTGCTGAAGTTGCAGCAAAGAAAATGGAAAAGAAAATACATGATCAACTAGAAGAGTCTCATGCTAAGAAACATCTTCGTGCTGCAGCTTTTGAGTCAGCATTATTTGGCACTGGTATTATGAAGGGTCCATTTGCTGTAGATAAAGAGTATGCTAATTGGGATGAAGAGGGTAATTACTCTCCTATGTTTAAAACTATTCCACAAACTAGCTCTGTATCTATATGGAATTTTTATCCAGACCCAGATGCTGCTACTATGGAAGAAGCAGAGTATATTGTAGAACGTCACAAGATGTCTCGTTCACAAGTACGTGCTTTAAAAAACCGTCCATACTTCCGTGAGAATGCAATCGACAATGCATTACGTCTTGGTGAGTCCTACAACAAAGAGTGGTGGGAACATGTAATGGAAGATAACTCAGAACAGGATCAAGCACAACGTTTTGAAGTTCTAGAGTTCTGGGGGTTTGTAGATACTGAGTTAATGGTTGAACAAGATATTGATATTCCTGATGACTTAAAAGATGCAGAACAATTAAGTGTAAATGTTTGGATCTGTAACGGACAGGTACTACGTTTAGTAATGAATCCATTTACCCCTGCATATATTCCATACTTTGCAGCACCCTATGAGATGAACCCTTATAGCATCTTTGGTGTAGGTATTGCAGAAAACATGGATGATACTCAAACCCTTATGAATGGGTTTATGAGAATGGCAGTAGATAATGCTGCATTGTCAGGTAACTTACTTATTGAGATTGACGAAACTAATTTAGTACCGGGGCAGGACTTGTCTGTGTACCCCGGAAAAGTGTTCCGTAGACAAGGCGGTGCACCCGGACAAGCCATTTTTGGTACTAAGTTTCCTAACGTATCTAACGAAAACATGCAGATGTTTGA